ATAAGGCTGTGATCGCGATTCTCTGTGGTGTGAAGGATACCGAGCCGAATCTTCTGATCCGGACGGTGCTCCGTGCCGGAACTGATCAGGAGCAGAACAGCATATACCAGTCTCTCGTAAAATATGGAGCATACTCTGTTTTCTGGCAGATGGTGGCTCAGGTCACCGGTTATCGTGAGGAAACGCCTGATCTCGGCAGGCTCTCCTGCCATATCCTGATGACGGCGGCAACACGTACTATGCGCATGGATAATCTGATCGGTCTGGATGGGTTTATTTCTATCCCGCATCAGAGCTATTGCTACGATTTCATGTCGGAGTGGATGCATTCGGATGAGACGCGGGAGCTTTATAGCATTGCAAGACAGACCGAAGATGAACTACGCCTTCCGGCAAGATTCAGTCAGCTGCCGATTGAAGAGCTTACCCAGACAGAAATCTTTCCGTGCATCGATGAGTGCATTCTGAAAAAACTGATGACGGACATCATCGATCATACGATTAATGTGGATGTCATCGAACAGACCGCGGAGCAGCGCCGGACGATGCTTTGGTATGAGCGAGTGCAGAACTTTTATGAGGGAGTTCTGGAGGTCGCGCACATGCAGAAGTTCTATCTGGACCATGCCGCCGGATTTCATACCGTGGAGCCGCATAAGGTCTGGAAGGAATACACTACTGATTACTATAAGATGGATACCTGCTACAGGCTTTTCCATGTGGCGTTCGGGAAATCTCTGAATTCATCCAATCCGCTGCTCGACGACCTGTTTAAGCATGTGGCGGACAATGTGGAAGGACTGTACGCAAACTGGTATCTGGATAATCTTGGCACCAACTGGGCAACTGCCGCATCGGACAACCTGAAGGAATACGGCAGGATTATGGAGGTGCCGCAGCAGCGGGATTTCTATCGCACCCACGTGCAGAATGCCGATACTCGCGTGTTTGTGATTATTTCCGATGCCATGCGCTATGAAGTAGCGGCAACACTATCTGAAGAGCTGCGCCGGGAAACGCAGGCAGAGGTTAAGCTGTCATCCTGCGAGGGCATTTTCCCAACTGTGACGAAGTTCGGCATGACAGCACTCCTTCCGCACAAAGAGCTCTCCGTAGAACCAAAGCCAAATGGCGTTCTCGGCGTGCTGGCGGATGGAAAGCCTACAGATGCTCCCTATCGTGACGGGATTCTGAAAGCGGCGAATCCTGCCAGTGTGGCGCTTAAGTATAAAGATCTCATCAAAATGAAACGCGCTGAACGCAGTGCGCTGGTCAAGGGCATGGAGGTTGTGTATATCTACCATGACAGGATTGACGAAACCAGCCATACTGATGAACTTGAAGTCTTCAATTCGTGCGATGATGCAATCAGTGAAATTAAGAACATGGTGCGGATCATTGTGAATGAGTTCAGTGGAACGAGGATCTTTATTACTTCTGATCACGGCTTCATTTATACCTACAAGCCGCTGACAGAGGATGCCAAGGTGGATAAAACGACATCTTCTGCCGATGATATTGAAGTAGACCGGCGTTACCTGATCACGAAAAAAGGTGCAAAAGCTGAATATATGCTGCCGGTGAAATTCCTTGACGGCACTCAGTATGATGCTTTTGCGCCGATTGGAAACACACGCATTAAGAAAAAAGGCGGCGGCATGTATTTCGTCCACGGCGGGATCAGCCTGCAGGAAATGGTCGTGCCTGTCATCGACTACCATTACATGAGGACTGACAGCGCTGGATACCAGCGGAACAAAAAGAAATACGACACGAAGCCTGTAACACTGAATCTGCTCTCGGCAAGCCGTAAGATCAGCAATATGATCTTCTCGCTGAACTTCTACCAGAAGGAAGCTGTCGGAGCTAATCGGGAAGCAACTACATATCTGCTGTATTTTGTGGATGCGGAAGGCACGCAGGTTAGCGATACGCAACGGATTATTGCGGACAAGACAAGCGATAATAATCAGGACAGGACGTTCCGCGTGAGCTTCAACCTGAAATCAATGAAATACAGTAACAAAGAAAGCTACTGTCTGGTAATTACGGACGAAAGTGGTCTGCAGCTGCCTCAGCGCGAAGAATTCTCCATAGACATTGCCTTTGCTGTGGATGACTTCGATTTCTTCAGCTAAAGGATGTGATACGAATGGATGATATTTCTACCGGGGAAAAGAGTTCCCGTGAAATCATAAAAGAAAAGCTTCGTCAGAACTTTGACGGAAAGATCGTGCGAAAAGATCTGACCAAGAAGATCAAGGAAGGTGCAAACGTACCGGTTTATGTCCTTGAGTTTTTGCTTGGACAGTACTGCAGCTCAGACGATGAAGAGGTCATCGAACAGGGCATAGAAAATGTAAAGCGGATTCTGGCGGACAATTTTGTTCGTCCGGATGAAGCGCAGAAAGTCCTCTCCAAGCTCCGTCAGCGCGGAAGTCATACCATCATTGATATGGTGACGGTGAATCTGAATCTACGCTATGACGAGTATGAAGCAAGCTTCTCAAACCTGGGCCTTGCTGGAATTCCGATCAGTGAGGATTATCCGGAAAAGTATGACCGCCTGCTCTGTGGCGGTATCTGGTGCATTGTGCAGCTGGAGTATGATTCCGGCGAGGATGCTGTGCCGGATATTATTTCTACGTCCGGCGAAAGAATTCAGTCAAAGCGGAAAAAGCAGAAGGACCTGACACCAATTAGCATACGGAAACTGACTCCGATCCAGCTGCCAAGCGTAGATATGGACGGTCTCAAGGAAGGCCGGAAAGAATTCACGAAGGATGAATGGCTTGATATTCTGATGCGCTCCATCGGGATGGAGCCGGATGAGCTGACGTACAGGGAGAAGTGGCTGCTTCTCACCCGGATGATTCCGCTTGTAGAGAACAATTTCAATCTCTGCGAATTAGGACCACGTTCAACAGGTAAATCCTATCTGTATAAGGAAGTATCGCCGAATAGCATTCTTGTTTCCGGCGGGCAGACGACTGTCGCGAATCTCTTCTACAACATGGGCCGGAAGACCATCGGACTTGTCGGCTTATGGGACTGTGTAGCCTTTGATGAAGTCGCGGGAATCAAATTCAAGGATAATGACGGCATCCAGATCATGAAGGATTACATGGCATCCGGTTCCTTTGCCCGTGGCAAGGAAGAAAAGGCCGCTTCCGCGTCAATGGTTTTTGTCGGCAACATCAATCAGAGCGTGGATGTACTTCTGAAGACATCGAGCCTGTTTGATCCTTTCCCGCCGGAGATGGGAACCGATACCGCATTCCTTGACCGCATTCACTGCTATCTGCCGGGCTGGGAAGTGCCAAAGTTCCGACCGGAGCATTTTACGGATGACTATGGATTCATTACGGATTATCTGGCCGGATGGATTCGCGAGATGCGGAAGGAGCAGCTCGGCGATGCGCTGGATCATTATTTTCATCTCGGAAAGAACCTGAATCAGCGCGACGTAATTGCTGTCCGCAGAATGGTTGACGGCTACCTGAAGCTGCTATATCCGAACGGAGAATTCACAAAAGAAGACGTCGAGGAAGTTCTGCAGATTTCTCTTGAAATGCGCCGCCGTGTGAAAGAGCAGCTCAAGAAGCTCGGTGGAATGGAATTTTATGATGTGAATTTCAGCTATATCGATAACGAGACATTTGAAGAGAAATATGTCTCCGTCCCGGAGCAGGGCGGTGGGAAGCTGATTCCGGAGGGTATCTGTAATCCCGGACAAGTTTACACGGTATCCCGCGGCAAGACGGGAATGCTCGGTGTCTTCCGGCTGGAATCTCAGATGCTGCCGGGAACTGGAAAACTTGTCTGCACCGGCCTTGGAAGTGATCGCGGCGCGAAGGAAGCAACGAACACAGCGTTCAATTTCCTGAAGGCAAACGCCAAGAGAATCAGCGGTTCCATCAGCATGACTTCGAAGGACTATAACATCAATTATCAGGATCTGCAGGGAATCGGCATGACAGACAAGCTGGCGCTTCCAACAGTGATATCCATCTGCTCGATTGCGCTGAACCGTCCTACGCAGAGTTCGCTGGCCGTTCTTGGAGAAATTAGTATTGCCGGATCGATGATCAAAGTAGACGAGCTCGCGAATGCGCTGCAGGTCTGCCTCGACAGCGGCGCAAAGAAAATCCTACTTCCGATTACGTCAGCCGCAGACATGGGAACCGTTCCCCCAGAGCTGATGGGAAGCTTTCAGATCATCTTTTATCAAAGCGCCGAGGACGCGGTGTTCAAGGCGTTGGGAGTGGAATAGGAGGACAATGTTTATTGAAATATTATGTGCCTAATATGGAGCTTGTAGGGGCTCTTAAATTTGTAAAACAATTGGATGAGACTTCAGTAGAAACTTCAGTAGAAGATGAAACTGAGGTCACCTTTGATTTTTCACACATGAGCAACTTTGATCCTCTTCCCATGTTGATAATGGGTTCTGCGATGAAGAACTATCGTCACCGTTACCCCGATATTCCTTTTTATATTTCTGGTACTGATTCAGCAGGAAAAGGATATGCCGGCACAATGGGGTTTTTCAAATACATATCCAAATCGTTAGGAATAGGCAAAATGCCTGGCGAAGCAACTGGAAGTTCAAATTACATTCCTATCACGCCGATTGTGATTAACGAACTTCAGCAAGAAGAATTTCAACAAGGAAACTATTTGGCACTTGGCGACATTATAGAAAAAGAATCAGGAAGGCTGGCAAGAATAGTAGATAGAGGGAACCCTGAACTGCATAAATTGTTGACATACCTGATTCGGGAAATAATCAGGAATACCCCCGAACATGCAAAAACTGATACTGTGTGGGTTTGTGGACAGTATTGGCCATCATATGAATTAGCAGAAATAGCAATCGCAGATGAAGGCATAGGAATATACAACAGTATCATTCAAAACCCGGCACATAGGAGCTATATAACGGACAATGTACTATCGCTAAAATGGGCGTTGAAAGCGGGTATTTCCGAAGCATTCCGGCCATCCGCAAAGCAGCGTAGTAATGACGAATGGGCGAATTCCGGGTTTGGATTGTATATGGTTAGTGAGATATGCAGGCACTTGAACGGGAGTTTCTGCATCATCAGTTACGGAAATTATATTTTAATTGATAATCACGGCGTTAGTGAAGGCGAGACAGCATATAAAGGTACAGCTATTAGAATGCGGGTTCCTTCGAAGAGGATATCCAGTGCTCAAGAAATAATAAATCGTATAGCTTCTCAAGGAGAAAATGAGGCAAGAACGATAAGAAATGCATTTATAAAAGCTTCTACTCCATCAAAGGGGCTAATGACTGAATTAAACATCGACTAAGTATAAGAGGCAGCAGGCAAATGAATCACCCGCTGCCTCTTTTCAAATTTTCATATAAAACCGGCACACATACCCATCCGCGTTCAGCTTGAGCCCCGGCACCCACGGCGGCGTCCTGCCCATCTGCTCGCAGACAACTTCGAGCGAAACCCTCGGATCGCACTCAATGATAAGCTCATCGTGGACATGACCGACAATGTCACAGCAACGGAGCGTTTTCATAGCGTAGGCGAGAATATCGCGGCTGATCGCCTGCACGATGTTTTCCACGAATTTCGGACCGTAGCTTTCGATGCGTTCCCATTTCTTATTCTGCCCGACGCCCTCATAGGTGACGGATTCCGAACCGAAGCGGTTGAGTCCCATCCTCGGCTTCACATAGGCAAGCCGCCTACCGGACGGCAGCGTGATGAACATCATGCCTGACTTATAGGAAAAGACGATGCCGTGTGTCTCCGTGCGGATATGTTTCCTGACAGTTTCGGTCACACAGCGGTCGACATCCCACCAGAAGCTGACGATGTTCGGATTGGCTGTGCGCCACGAGGATACCAGCGGATAAAGCTCGTCTTCGGTGAGTCCCATCTCCAATGCGCCCATCGCTTTGAGTGCGCCGACCGAGCCACCGTAGCCGAGAGCCAGTTCCGCAATTTTGCCCTTCTGCCGGAGGTGACCGTTCACGCCGTGCTTCTCGACCGGGACGCCGAACATGGCGGATGCTGAAGCACAGTATATATCACCATTCTTGCTGAACACATCCATGCGCCATTTTTCTTTTGCGAGATATGACAGCACCCTTGCCTCTATGGCTGAGAAGTCGCTGACAATAAATTTATATCCCGGTTTGGGAATAAAAGCAGTGCGTATTAGCTGTGAGAGCGTGTCCGGCACGTCGCCGTACAGCATTGACACCATCTCGTAGTCGCCTTCCTTTACAAGCTCCCGCGCCTGTTCCAGATCATCCATGTGATTCTGGGGCAGGTTTTGCAATTGAATGATGCGCCCAGCCCATCTGCCACTGCGGTTGGCTCCGTAAAACTGAAACATCCCGTGAGCCCGGCCGTCCTCGCAGGCGGCCGTTTTCATTGCCTGGTATTTCTTGACTGAGGATTTCGCAAGCTGCTGGCGGAGAGCAAGGATATCCGCAAGCTCCGGCGACGCAGTCTTGATGGCAGCGGCCACTTCCTTCTTGCCAAGGCTCTCCATTTCCATCCCGTTTTCGGCAAGCCACTGTTTCATCTGCTGGACGCTCCCCGGATTGTCAAGGTGCGTCAGCTCCTTCATTTTATACGATAGCTCCTCCTTTGAGCGGTCGTCCATTGCAATTGCATTCTTGACAAGCGGCATGTCAACCAGAATGCCACGGTCGTTTATTTCCTGATCAATATGATACTCATCCCACACGAAGTCCGGCACGGGGAATCCCTGCAGCCGAGCTTTTATCTGTATCTCAACCTCTACATCGCGCTTATTGTAAGCCTTGAAGACTTCCCACTTCTCGGAATCATCAGACGGCAGATTTCTCGTTCGCTCACTATTTGTTTTTGTCGGCTTGCACGGGACACAGAAATATTTGATCATGGCTTTCCCTTCCGACATTTTCCGCTGCTCCAGTTTCAGTACAGAGCCGATCTTATCGAGCGACAGCGGGAGCCCCAGATATGCTCCCCAGATCATGGAACAGCGCCAGCTTTCCGGGTTCAGATAATGGGCGTGTTTCGTTGAGAGCGGATGATTGTCATAAAACGGATCAAGGCTGATACCACGGTCACGCAGGTACCGGGACAGGCAGATTCTCTCGAACTGACTGTTGTGTGCCCACTTTATTACATTGTCGTCCGTCAGAGCGTTTATGATCTCATCCGGAATTGTCTCGCCGGACGCAAGGTCGATAACCTTCACCTCGCCGCCGTCAACGGAATAGCCGAACAGCAGTATCTCGAAGTCGTCCGCTTCGGCGTACTTGTACACGCCGCATTTCGACAGATCGTTGCTGCTGAAAGTCTCCAGATCTATATCTAACTCATGCATACATTTCCTCCAAAGTCGGCAAAGGCGGCAGAGAAACCTCCGCCGCCCGCCGTTCCAATTGTCCGATTCAGTTTTTCATGCGCTTCTCATGGTACTCCCTGTCACGTTTGTCGGCTTCCTCTTTGCGGCGTTCCTCCTTGCGGTCGTTCAGGAGATTCTGGACGACCGTGATCAGGAACACCACGCTGATGACAAGCCAGATTGCGAGAAGAATGACAAGAAACGCTGTCTGTAATGTCGTCATGGTGTGCCCTCCTTTAGCTTAGAAAATCATCATCCTCATCCGCCGCAAAGTCGTCTTCGGCGCGGCTTCTGCTGCCAAGCGGCTCACCGTCACGGATCTTCTGGAGATTGTTCAGACCGCAGGCGATTCCCTTGTTGCCATTTGTATTGAAGGAATACATGCTGATGGACGCACGTCCGTACACGCCAGAGTAGACTTCACTTCTCTCAAGGATGGGCTGGCGGTCAGCGTCAACAATGCCGGGAGCAGTGGTGCTGTTGGCATTGATGAAATAGCTGTTCGCATAAGCCGGATCGTCCGGGCGTTCCACGTCACCGTCACGCATAGGCGTCTTGATGGCCGCAAGCGGAGGCACGCTCTTGGAATTGCCCTTCAGCTTGCTCTCACCTTCCTCATACGCCGCCTGGATTGCGGCCTTGATCTTGTTCACCGTGACGGTGTCCTTCTTCGGAATGATCAGGCTCACGGAAAACTTCGGCGTTCCGCCGTTGATGCTCTTCGCGTCCCAGACGTTCGCGTAACTCCAGCGGGTGTCGGGACCGGTGATAACCTTCGTAGGATTTATAAACTTTGACATAATATTGTCCTCCTTATTCAAAATCTGTTTTTGCTGTATCTAACGCCGGACGCTTGTCCGACTTTGGTACCAGGGTCGGTTTCCCCGGCGGCTTGTATGTAAGTCCGCCGAGAACCTCGTCAAACTGCTTCTTTCCAAGAAGCGATCTCATTGCCGTGATGCCGAGAATCTTGCGCTCATATGGTTCGTAGCCAAGCTCCGATACCGCCTCCGCTACGGCGTTCTCATCGGTGTACTTCGTGACGGAGCGTCCCGCGACCACTTTGAAGTCAGGGTATTCCGTGCCGGAGAGCGCCTGCCGCAAGGCATATTCCTTGATGTCGTTCGCCCAGGATACGAGCTCGTCCGCCTTGAGAAGCACCATGTCAATCTCCTCATCTGACAGGTCTGGCGGCATTTGAAAGTCGTACTTCGCGAGCTCCAGATTGTACTCTGCTCGTTTCCGGCAGGTAGCCTTTACGGCGCAGAACTGGCAGTGGTCGCCAGCCTTGTATTCGCCCTCACCCTTGTAGGCAAGCTTTGCAGCGGGAGCGAGAATCTCGTCTGCCCATTTGAGAAGATCTGCTTTGGAAATCTCGAAGGTGCTGATATTGTCCCGCCTCGGCTGGAAGATTGTCATGCGGATGGTTTCGATATCGTAGATGCCGTCAAACATCTCAACCGCTCCGAGCGCGTAGCACATCATCTGCGGATTCATCTCGGCATTCACAATGACGCCAAGTCCATGTTTATAATCGATAATCTGCAGCAGGTCATCCGCGACGATTACACAGTCGCCGGTTCCGAAGCCTTCCGGCACCCAGCGAGAGAAATCCAGTCGCTGCTCAACAAATACCGCCGGGTCGCTGCAGTGCTTCTTTGCTTCCTCAACCTGCTCCATTACGAAGGAGCAGTACTGGTCGGAGCACCTGTCCATCTCCTCATCGGAATAATCAAGATCTTCAGTCGGATCTCTGACATTTCTCCCGAGAGTGTGTTCAACCTTGTACTGGCAGAGCTCATGCGCGGCGGTTCCCTGTCTTGCGTACTCGCTTGACTGGTCAGGAACGCTGGCGCATCTCTTGGCGCTCGGCGGACACTGTAGCCATCGGTGGCACGATGACGCGGAGAGAAGTGCATGCTTGCTCATTTCAGCGCCTCCGCTTCTTTTACGAGGTCGGGGTACTTTGCCGGATCAACGTCTGTCAGACTTCCTCCGCCGTATTTCTTCACCAGAGCTTTTGCCTGTTCCCGGAAGCCTGCCACTGACTTCTCCGCAAGGAGCTTTCTCACTTCCTCTTTGGTATAGGTTTTCTCAGGCTCTTTCTCCGGCGTGGCGGCAGCTTCTGCCTGTGCCGGAGCGGCCTGTTCTGGTACTGGTGCGGTTTCTGAGAAGGCAGCTCTGATTTCATTTGCTGTCTTAATCAGCTCTTCACCGCATTCTGTTAACTTCTGTCCTGCGTCGATCAGCGCGTCAAGCGTCATCGACAGCTCGCTCATTTTGCCCATGCTTGTCCTCCTTTAACATCTGCATTTCGAGTTTTCTCGCCAGCCGTCTTGACACAACGCTGATGGCGATCAGCGTATCGATCAGCTCACGCTTTTCGGCCGGTGATTTCATTTCTTTTGTTTCCTGCATGGCTGTCTGTCCTCCTTTCACCGGCTATGTAGCCAAATGCCCGGATTTTCCGGTCAAATCCAAAAAAATTTTTAAGACCTGCATTTCTTCCTTAATTCATAGGAAGCGATGCAGGTCTTTTTGCGTGTTCTGAAATTTTTCTCCACCACGACCGGAAAAATGACCGGTTTGGCTACATAGCCATCGGGAGGGATGGAAAAGCCCTTCACAAATACACGAAAGGAGTTAGTGACGATGGCTAACACAAATCAGAAGAAGCAGTACCGTCCGCTCGTTTATGTTTGCTCGCCGTATTCCGGCGATACAGATAAGAACACTCAGGATGCGAGAAGGTACAGCCGCTTCGCAGTAGACAGGGGAACAATCCCGCTCACGCCGCACCTGATGCTGCCGCAGTACATGAAGGAGGACAGCGAACGCGAGCTCGCGCTCTTTATGGATCTGATCTTCCTCGGGAAGTGCGATGAGCTGTGGGTGTTCGGCAGCCGGGTATCCTCCGGCATGAAAACGGAAATCGACAGAGCCAAGCTGCGCCGGATGACAATCCGTTATTTCACAGAAGAGTGCGAGGAGGTGCAGGCATGACAGAAAGCGGCGAGAAAATCCGCACAAACTGGATTGCTGTTACAGAATCGCAACTTCAATCTTTGGCAGACCTGGGATTGCAGCTCAAGGATTCTGAGCGGCAGAGGCTTCTCGATAATCCGGCGTTGGAGAAATTCTTGCTGGAGTGCAGAGATGACAAGGGCCATTGTGAGCTGATTTTTGAGGAATGCATCGATCCGGAGAAGGTTCCTGAACCCGCGCTGAACGGAAGAAAGGTTTATTCTTCCCGTGCCTTTGCAGGCATCTGCTTCACGACGCTCGGCAGAAGAGCGTTGTTTTTCATGGAAACCTATGAATGGGTTGGAGCCAGCGGCATGGTGGAAGGCGCAAGAGCAGTCATGCCGGAGTATCTTGCGGCACACGGAGATAAAGAGCTCTCTGAGCATGAAGACTGCGTTTATCTTTCGTTCTTTGCGATTCAGTATCTGCTTCACTTTAGACCGATAGAGCTGAATGAGCGAAAGGAATACAGAAAAGGCATCAAAAGTAATCTGCCGCTTGCCGCCCCGTTCACGAAACCGGGAAAGGTCCGTGTCTCACACTTCAAAGGCGATATTTCTAAGGTTCAGGTCAGCCACAGAAATTTTACCGAGTGGCATTGTCCGGCATGGGGCGTTCGAGGTCATTACCGCCATTACAGAGATGGCCGCATTTCATATGTGAAGCCATATATCAAAGGAAAGCTGAAAGAAGAATATCAGGGACGGGAGTACGTCCTGTTCAGGGAGGATTAACTATATGGAAGTGATTTTATACACCGCAGATGTCCGGGAGGACGCGAATAACTGCATTTATCCGCATAAGCAGGTCATAACAGATGCCGTAGGTATTGCCGAAGCGGCAAGGTTTGATCAGGTGTTTGCCAAATACAAGAATGATTACCGGCTGGTCGAGAACTTTGAAGAGTCATTTTGCATTCCGCAGGACTGCGATAATGACCATTCCGAGAATCCGGATGAATGGATGACGGCGGAGAAGCTGCATGAGGAATTGAAAGATGTAGACCATGTGATTTTGCCGAGCCGCAACAACATGAAATGGAAAGGCAGGAAGTCTCCAAGGCCGAGACTCCATATTCTGTTCCCGGTGAGAAAGTACACCGACGCTGAAACGTATAACAGCGTTAAAACGGCTATCCAGAACAAGTATCCGTTCCTGGACAGAAAGGCGCTCAATGCAGCTCGTTTCTTTTTCGGCTCCGATGTAAGGCCGGAGGATGTTATCTGGAACGAAGGCACCTGTCAGATCGATGAAATTCTGGAGGTTTCGGATTTTGACGATGATACCTCGTCAATCGCTCCGCCAATGTACACCGGAGGCTCTATCCCGGAGGGCAGCCGCAACAATACGATGTCTCACTTTGCAAGCCGCGTCCTGAAGCGGTTCGGCGATACAGATAAGGCGCATGAAGCATTTCTGGAACGCGCGGCGAAATGCGATCCGCCACTGCCGGACAAGGAACTCCGCACCATCTGGCGAAGTGCACTGAAATTCTTCAAAAGCAAGATCGAGACCAGCGAAGGATATGTGCCGCCTGATGAATATGAGGATTCTTTTGGCAGCAGCTTCCTGAAGCCAGACGACTATTCTGATATCGGCGAAGCCAAGGTCATCGCGTCACATTGCGAAGACAAGCTGCGGTTCACAAGTGCCACAGACTTTATCGCTTTCGGTGGCGACCGCTGGTACGAGGACAAGCAGAAGTCACTCGGCATTGTCGAGAATTTCATGGATGACCAGCTGACGGATGCAGAGGAAGCTATCCGCATTGCGGAGGAGAACCTTATCGCCATCGGAATCCCGGAAGCGGATGTAAAGGCGAGGAGCAAGAAGCTCATGAACCAGGTGCCGGAGAAAAAGCTGAGCCTGCTGTACGCACTGATCGGCGCGGATACCTATAAGAAGTTCGTCATGAAATACCGCAATTACCGCTACATCGTAAACGCTCAGAATGCGGCAAAGCCAATGCTCGCGCTGGACGTGTCGGAGCTTGATTATGATCCGGAGCTTCTCAACACGCCGGATGCCACCTACGACCTGACCAAGGGCCTGAACGGCAGCCACCCGCACGATCCGGATGATCTTATTACGAAGATTACTGCCTGCTCTCCGGGTGACAAGGGCATGAAGCTTTGGCTGGAGAATCTTGACTTGTTCTTCTGCAAGGATCAGGAGCTTATCAGCTATGTGCAGCAGATTGTCGGAATGGCAGCAGTCGGACGAGTCTATGCAGAACAGATGATCATCGCCTATGGCGGCGGTGCGAACGGCAAGTCTACCTTCTGGAACACCATCGCGAGAGTTCTCGGAAATTACTCTGGGAAAATATCAGCAGAGGCTCTGACCATGAACTGCAAGCGGAATGTGAAACCGGAAATGGCAGAACTCAAAGGCAAGCGTCTGATTATTGCATCGGAGCTTGAAGAGGGCCAGCGGCTCAACACCGGCATGGTAAAGCAGCTCTGCAGCATTGATCCCATCGAAGCAGAAAAGAAGTACAAGGACCCGTTTCATTTTGATCCTTCGCACACGCTTGTCCTGTATACCAACTATCTGCCGAAGGTGTCCGCCAATGACGACGGTACGTGGAGAAGGCTGATTGTCATTCCGTTTAACGCCAAGATCAGCGGCAAGAGCGATATCAAGAACTACTCTGATTACCTTTTTGAGAACGCCGGGCCTGCCATCATGAAATGGATCATCGAGGGCGCGGGCATCGCAATCAGGAAGGGGTTCAAAATTCCGGAGCCGAAGGCCGTCCGTGACGCTGTTGAGAAGTACCGCGAGGACAATGACTGGCTGGGAAAGTTCATTGAGGAGCACTGCGATGTTGATCCGTCATACACAGAGAAGTCAGGTGATCTGTATCAGCAGTACCGCAGCGTCTGCATGCAGACGGGAGAGTTTACCAGAAGCACTTCTGACTTCTATGGCAATCTGGAGAAGGCCGGATTCCAGCGCAGGAAGACGAAAAAAGGACATTTTGTCTACGGCCTGAAGCTGAAGGAAGCACAGGATTTTCTTGAATAATGGCTAAGGGTGACAGTCGGTGTACCTCTCTATATAAAAGTCCTATAAGGGATAAAAAATAATTATCTATATAGGGGTTTTAAGGGAAGACCCTCACCGACCGTCACCCTCAGATTTATGACGGAGGTTTGCAGTGAGGGAAAAATACATAGAAGCAAAATTTGTATCCGAGGTGAAAAGCTGCGGCGGCATCGCGCCGAAGTTCGTCTCGCCCGGATTTGACGGAATGCCGGACAGGCTGGTTCTTTTCCCTGATGGGAGGATGGCCTTTGCCGAGATAAAAGCGCCGGGCAAGAAGCCGAGACCGCTGCAGGTTTCAAGGCATGAGCTGCTTCGGCGGCTTGGGTATCGGGTTTACGTTATCGACAGCACAGAGCAGATCGGAGGTGTTATTGATGAAATACTCTCCACATGATTATCAGAAATATGCCGCCGATTTTATCGTGAAGAATCCCATCTCCGCCATTCTGCTTGACATGGGCATGGGCAAGAGCGTAATCACGCTGACGGCTATTTATGAACTGATGTATGAGCTGTTCGAGGTGCAGAAGGTGCTTATAATCGCGCCGCTTCGGGTTGCGAAGAACACATGGTCTGCGGAAATCGAAAAGTGGGATCATCTGAAAGGACTGACCTATTCCGTCGCGGTCGGGACGCCTGCTGAGAGGATGGCGGCGCTGAAAGCAGAAGCGGATATTACGATCATTAACCGTGAGAATGTTTCATGGCTGATTGACGAGAGCGGAGTGCCGTGGAGCTGGGATATGGTCGTGATTGATGAGCTTTCATCCTTCAAGAACCACAAAGCGAAGCGGTTCAGGTCGCTGATGAAGGCAAGGCCAAAGGTAAAACGAATCGTCGGGCTGACAGGCACGCCGAGCAGTAACGGTCTTATGGATTTATTCGCCGAGTTCAAGGTTCTCGACATGGGAAAACGGCTGGGCAGATTTATCGGGCAGTACCGTGACACCTACTTTACGCCGGACAGGATGAATGGTCCGATTGTTTATTCCTATGCGCTTCTTCCCCGAGCGGAGGACGAGATTTACCGGAAAATATCCGACATCACGATTTCCATGAAATGTACCGATCATCTGAAGATGCCGAAGAAGATAATCACGCAGGCAGAAGCCGTGATGTCGGATGCCGAAACGGCGAGATACGAAAAGATGAAGAAGGAACTGGTGCTGCAGCTGGACGGTGAAGAGATTACAGCCGCAAACGCCGCATCGCTTTCCGGGAAGCTCTGCCAGATGGCAAATGGTGCGGTCTATTCCGATGACGGAAAGATTACCCGCATCCATGACAGGAAGCTCGACGTACTGGAGGACATTATCGAAGCGGCAAACGGCAAACCGCTGCTGGTGGCGTACTGGTTCCGGCATGATTTCGAGAGAATCGCGGAACGGCTGCATGAGCGAAAGATCCCGTTTGAAAAGCTTGATTCTGACGACAGCATTCGCAGGTGGAACCGAAAGGAAATACCAGTCGGTCTGATCCATCCGGCAAGCGCCGGTCATGGCCTGAATCTTCAGGACGGCGGCAGCACGATTGTATGGTTCGGACTGACATGGTCGTTGGAGCTTTATCAGCAGACAAACGCAAGACTCTGGCGGCAGGGGCAGCAGGCGGATACGGTGGTGATTCAGCACATCGTTACAAAAGGCACGATTGACGGGCAGATATTAAAAGCTCTTTCTGAAAAGAACGATACCCAGTCCGCACTGATCGATGCCGTAAAGGCGGTGGTGTGATGGGAGATCCGTATGAGAACCTGGCCATAGCTATTATCAAATCTGCCTCGAGAGATTATTTGGCGGCACTCCGGAAACTCAAGAAAAATCCGCGCAGCAAGTCAGCAATGCAGGACGCGCTGGCTCTTGAGCGGTTCTTCCATTCGCAGTGGTATCAGTGCTTAACATCGGTCGACGGCGACTACCTTATCGACCGTCTTCGTGAGGAGGTGAAGAATAAATGAACGCGAAGGAATATTTACGGCAGTCCTACAGGCTTGACCAGAGAATCGCCTCCGACATTGAAGAAGCAAAGTATCTGCGCGAGATGGCGGGCAGTGTTTCATCTATTCGTTATGACCGTGAGCGTGTTCAGGGAACTCGCAATACGGATGCGCCATTCATGAAGTCACTGGAAAAGCTGTGGGAGCTTGAGAATAAGATATCCAAGGAACTCGAAATGCTGTCTTCACTGAAGGAACAGATCCGTGATGTTATTGGAACTGTCGAGGACATGGATGAGCGGATGGTTCTGAAGTACCGTTACATTCATAACATGACGTGGGAGCAGATAGGATGCGAGCTGAACGCTGACGCGAGGACAATCCGCAGATGGCACGGCAACGCTCTGCAGCATGTGCGAGTGCCGGAAAATCCAATCATTATATGAAATGCGCCCGAAATGTCCTGCTTTGTCCTAACATGCCCACTCTGCATTTATGTTAGTATATAATCAGCGAAACAGAATAAAGAACAGCCGCATGGACGGCTGAACACAAGCCTTGCGAGCACCACGCCCGCAGGGCTTTTCTAATGCCCGAAGGGAGGCGGCAAGCTATGCCAATGAAACCGAAGCGGCCCTGCCGCTACCAGGGCTGCCCGAACCTGTGCGAGGACGGTGAACAGTACTGCCCGAAGCACAAGGCTTTGATGGAGAAGCACTACGAGAAGTTCACGCGCGGCTACTCGACCGGCAAACGATACGGACGCTCTTGGCAGCGCATCCGCACACGCTACGTCCACAAGCATCCGCTCTGCGAGATGTGCTTGAAGCAAGGCCGCTACGTTGCGGTCGAGGAAGTCCACCACATCGTTCCCTTGTCGGAAGGCGGCACGAACGATGAGTCGAACCTCATGAGCCTGTGCCGCTCCTGCCACGAGAAAATCCACAAGAAACGCGGCGACCGGTAGGGGTGAAGTGTACCCCGTTGTTCGGACAAAATAATCAAACTTGAAATCCGAAAGCTGAATCCGTGATATAATGTTCCTGCTTTACTGACAGACAGGATAGGGCAACGCTGGAGAGCGACCCGAGCGGGCTGTCAGGTTTGCGGGGAAGGCGGAGCTTTGGCTTCGTCTTTTTCTTTGCCTTTCCCGGAAACAAAAGCGTTAAACTCCGGGGGGTTGGGGGCAGCGCCCCCAAATGTATCCAACGGATAAATTCCCGTCATGACAAACTTGTAGTACTCACACGGCGAGAGCTTGGCAAGGCTCCATTGATACCGGTCGTTGTTATAATACTCAATCCAAGCGTAAACACGTTCAGCAATTACTGCATGTCCATAAGATCCAACCGGTGGCAGTTCATCCTTCATGTGTCCAAATAGGCTTTCCTGCGGTGCATTGTCCCAACAATTTCCTCTGCGGGACATGGATTGACGGAGGTTGTAATCATTCAGAATGGCAACGAATTTAGAACTGGTGTATTGGCATCCTTGATCTGAATGGATCAGGGCGTCCGTGTGAAGTTCAGACCCATGCTTTTCCATCAGTTGATTTACGGTGTCCAAGACGAAATCTGTATCACAGGAGTTACTGCAGGTACAGGCCAAAACTTCTTTTGTGAATGCGTCCATGATCACACAGACGTATGAATAATAGTAAGCTCGTTGGCTGCTATCTCGGTGTACCGGTCTCGGAATATATGTAATGTCCGTCAGCAGAACAGTGCGCGGTCCAAATGACTTAAACTGTCTGTTTAGTATGTTCGGAGCTGTCCTGTTTTCCTGTAGACGCTTGCCGAGCTTGCGGTACGGATTTACCTTTCGTACCGGACATACGAGGTGATACTTTTTCATCAGTCTGCGAATCTTCTTTGTGTTCATAAGCACCGGGGGATCCTGATGCCGCAGTCTCATGTGTATACCGCGTGCGCCTTTTGAATATCCGCGGAAATTGTATGCAGCCACAATGAGGTCAAAGTCTCTTTGATCGGCCTCATCGGATGCTGTCCGCTCGGTCTGATGTCCACGCCAGTAATAAAATCCCGAACGAGATACGCCTGCTATTTCACAAAGATAAGAAATATTCAGAAGATTGTCATCCTGGCTAATGGTTTCATTTATGATGCGGTAGCGGACTTCTGGGGAACCATTCATATACATGGCTATTTCCCTTTCTTCTCCGCAAATATAATTTTTTTTATAAACTCAATCTCTTGGGACATGTAGGCAACCTTCGCAGCGAGATGGTTTATTTCTGACTCGCTCATCAATGGAGGATGCCCTTTGTTTGCCCTACGAGGCGGCGCTGGCAGTGGAGGTGCATCCTCGTTGTCATCCGGATAAGGATCATTTCCTTCGGTAAACTCGAGGCCACGTCCTTTTGCTTGCCGCAGAAGCTTAAAAAAGCCGAGAATGCGTGCACGTCCTAATGTCTCCGGGTTGAGGCCGACCTCAGAAAAAATCTGTATCGGATCGACCCCATCGCAGTACCGTTGCCAAGCTGCATCTTTAAAAGCTTTTGTGTATGACACTGTTTTGCTTGAGACATATGCCACATGAGGCGAGTCCGTGAGTTCCTTGAGTTGTTCTGCAGAGAACGCAGCATGCTCATATGTGCCGTCAGGATTCTTTTTCTTACGGCCTGCACCAGGACGTGAACCCCCACGATTACTGCTGTTTGCCATTGATAATTCCTCCTTTTGCAGAGAGAAATGATTTCAAATACAGATATTATAGCATTATCTGTCCGGTCTGTGGATGCAAACTATATTATCTGTCCGAAAACTTGATTTCCAACTCTGCGATTTGTGTGATGATTTTGATTTCACACTCTCGAATTTCAATCAATGACTGTCCAAATTTCGGGGTACGGATCAGAGCATTGCGGGGCTTAATGCAGTCATTGAGAAATCAAAGGCCGCACAGGCGGAGCTGGCGCCGAAAATTGAAAAAGTAAGCGCACAATATGAACGGGCGCAGGCCAAAATAAAAGCTGCATCAGAGACCTACAAGGCCGCTGCAAACGCCACCAAAGAAGCGGTTAAAGCGCACGGGGAAGACAGCGAAGAAGCGAAGGCAGCGGCGCAGGCGGAAGAAGCAGCAGGAAAATCTTATAATTCCGCCCGCAGCAGCGTGGAAAAGTATAAAAATGAGTTGCTGCAGCTAAATGGCAAGCAGGAAGCTTATAGGCTAGATATTGAAGGAGCCAAAGACAAGACTGTTGAGTTTCAGACAGCACTTAACAGGTCACAGGCGGAAATAAAGAATCTGTCCAGTCAGTTGGCAACGGCGCAGAGCAAACTTATTACATTTGGCACAGCAGCGCAGCAGGTGGGTAAAAAATGGGAAGCTGCGGGCAAAAAGGTCAACGAAATAGGAAACGGGCTGACCCTTGGTGTATCCACTCCCCTTCTGGCCGTAGGCGGGGCTGCATTGAAAGTTGGCAATGACTTTGAGTCGCAAATGAGCCGCATCAAAGCAATTTCCGGTGCAACAGGAACCGAGTTCGAAAAACTAGAAAAGCAAGCGATTGACCTAGGCGCGCAAACATCATTTTCAGCTACCGAATCGACAGAAGCGATGGAAAATTTAGCTTCGGCTGGTTTTGGAACAAATGAAATTATGGAAGCCATGCCGGGAATGCTCGATTTAGCCGCATCATCGGGTGAAGACCTTGCCAGCAGTGCAGATATTGCGGCTTCAACATTGAGAGGCTTTGGGCTAGAAGCAGGACAAGCAGGTCATGTTGCGGATGTGTTGGCAAAGAACGTCGCAGACACAAACGCGGCCATTTCAGATACTGGCACTGCAATGAAATACATCGCCCCGGTCGCGCATTCTGCGGGGTGGTCTTTGGAGGAAGTTACAACCGCAATTGGCAAGCTTGCAGACGCAGGTATTAAAGGTGATCAGGCAGGCACTACGTTGCGCGGCGGATTGGCACGACTCATGCAGCCGACCAAAGCCATGAAAAAGGCTACGAAGCAGTGCAGCACAGAATTTTATGATGCCCAGGGCAAAATGAAACCGTTGTCAACAATCATTGACGATTTGCAAAAAGGCACTGCAAAGATGACAGATCAGCAGCGCGATAACGCTTTAGCAACTATTTTCGGTACAGAGTCGCTCAGCGGTTGGAAGGTGCTGCTGGGATCCAGTAAACCAGAGCTGGATAAATTAACAAACGGTTTAAAGAATTGTGACGGGGCCGCAAAAGACATGGCGAATACCATGCTTGACAATACGGCAGGAAGTATAGAAGCTATGAAAGGCTCTCTGGAAACGGCCGGAATCACTTTACAGAAAGTAATGGCGCCGTCTGTCAAAATGATTGCAGATGATGTGACTAATCTTGCAAACAGCTTTTCAAAACTTCCTTCACCTATACAAGCTAACATTGTAAAGCTAGGGGCGCTTGCGATTGCAACTGGCCCTGTTGTGAAAGGCATCGGTGGAGTAATCTCTGGTGCTGGAAAAGCGGCTAAAACTGTCGGAAAACTTTCTGAAAAGCTCGGAAAAAAAGGCGTTGCGGCCGCCGCGGAAGAAGCGGCAAAAGCGGCTGGAGGAGCATCCTCTGCCGCAAAAACCGCGACAGCTGTTACTGGGGAGGCAACTGGATCAACTAGTGGATTAAATCTTGCACTGTCTGGCGTAGCCAAATCTGCGGGTCTATCTGCCGCCGGTGTCGGTGCCTTTGCCGGAGGCGTTGCTGCATTAGGTATTGCTGCTTATGCACTCGAAAAGCATCTTACACAAGCCGATTTGGCAAAACGGTTCGGGGAAATCACTCTTTCTGCTGAAGAATGCAGCACTGCAGCAAAGGACTTTGTTGATACAAAATGGTCCGCAAAGTTAAGTTTAGTTACCGATGCAAAGAAAAAATTGGACGAAACAAAAAAGCAAGTACAGGACACTGGTAAAGAGATTGAGAAGTATCACTATATGGCAACAGCCGGTATTAAGCTTACCGGCAATGAATCTCAGTCATACAAATCTGCTATAGGCAAGTACATAAGCGATTGCCAGGAATATTTGAGACAAAAGCAAGTAACTGGGGAACTTGCTATCAGCGCTTCATTTATCCCTACATCTAAAAGTTACAGTAGTTTGAATAGCGCGCTGGATGGTCTGTATAGTACATACAACGCAAAGTTGTCTCAGCTGTCAAAACAGATGAACAACTTGACTACAGCTGCGCTGAAAGACGGTGTGATTGACGCGGACGAGAGCAAAGCTATTGAAGCTCTCAAAAGCAAGATGCAGACGGTCGTTGATACGGTTAGTTATGAAAAGTACGATGCGCATCTTAAAGCATTGGAAATTACAACAACTGACACACGACTTAGTCTGCAAAGTGCTGGGCAACTTGCGGCAGAAGTTAGTAAAGAAAACGCAGTCTCAGCTGGACAAATATAATCAATCATATCAGTTGACGGTTGATGAAATTCAATTTGCACTTTCGCAGGGGGCCATAAGCCAAAGTGATGCAAAAGAACTCACAACTGAGGCGCAAGGCCAATTAAATGCACAAAAAACAGATATTGTGCTAAAGGGATTCACAGTATCCTTTGACACAAATATGCGCAGTTTTGAATCTGATTTGAATAAAGTCGGGAGCAGCATCACAGAACTGTTTTCTTCTAAAGCGTCAACTATCCAAGATGAAATGGACAAGTAGACAATCAAATCTGGGATAACATGAGCTTGACGGAACGCAATAGCCTATCAACAGCATACAACAACTGCAAGAAAAGTTGCGACCAAATGGAAAACAGTTACCAGGATATTGTCAAGGCCGGTGAAGTGCCAAATAAAGCTTTTATGGACGGCTACTTAAAAATGGACCTCGCCAGAGCCATTGCAACACATGGCACGCCCTACCACGTCATTGCCAAAAGCATCATGGATAGCAACGATAAATCAACTGTCATGAAAAAATTGCAGGAAGAATTTGATACCCTTCCGAAAGGCGTACAGAATGCTCTTAACAAAGATTACGGTATTATAAAAGATTCATCTGGAAAAATCATACAGCAGCGACTTAAGACATAGCAAACAGCAGCGCAGGTGTTACAGGCGTCTTACAAACAGTTTGGAATGAATATTTCGACGGGGCTGGCAGAATCACTAAACAAAGCCGGACCGGAGGTTCAAAAAGAAGTACAAACGCTTTTTGGGAAACTGAAAGACGAAAAGGGGTTGTCTACATCTGAGCTCAAAAGTTATTGGGGTGACTTGGGTTATACGCTCCCAGAGAGTATGGCTGAGAAGCTGCAAAAGGCGGGTCCTAAAGTACAGAAGGAAGCATCTGACCTGTTGCTGAAACTGGAAAACGGTACAAAGTTATCGGGTCAAGAACTAAGCACTTACTTTAAAGATATCGGGATGAATGTTCCGAAATCGTTGTCTGCCGGGCTTAGCAGCATGAGCGGGGAAGCACAAAAGGATGCTGCGAATTTGCTGGCAAAGTTGGCAGACGGAACAAGCCTTAATGTAGGACAGGTAAAGCAGCTGTGGAAAGATTACGGACTACAATTGCCAGAAAGTTTATGTAATTCTTTGGTATCGCAGAGTGGCACGGTGCAACAAAGTGTTTTGACTGTTTTTCAAAACTTAAAGTCGGGTACGGCATCATCGGCCGAAGACCTCAAAAACACATTTCACACTCTTGGATTTGATTTACCCAATACTTTTATTGTGGGGCTAAAGAGTGTGGATGCACAAAAGTCTGCTGTTGAACTGTTGGAAAAAGTGAAAAGCGGGTGTCAGCTCACAGGAGTGGACGTCATTGCAGAATTAAAACTTATCGGTGGAAGCAGTGCCCTCGCGCTTGCCAATGCATTTCAGTCGATGGCCCCCCAAGCACAAGCGGCAGCATCCAGTGGTGGCAGAAGTGCCATCATCTGTACCGCACAGCAGTTTTACAATGCCCGCGGTGCCGGACTCAAGACAGACGGATACTGGGGACCCGCTACGCGCAAGGCGGCAACCGC